TGTTTCCTAAAAATGATGTCTGTTTTTCATCCTCGTCGCCCGTAGTTTCCTCAATATTTAGGCCTGCTTCTGCAATATTATTTTGTCGAGTTTGCCATGCTTTATTACCAGCATCAACTCTACTCTGATCTTTTTCTTGTGATTCATCTCCAAGCAATTGCTGTCGCAAAGTTTTACCTAAACGATTTAACGAGCTCGTAGTTTTCTTCTGTTCATCTAGAAGTTGATCAAAAGTTATATCAGCCATTTACTTACCCTGTGTTTTACTTGAACCTGTGTATAAACCAAACCATGCAGCACCAGCACCGACAACGACACTCACTAAACCACTTTGTTCCATTGAGGGTGCAGCCAAATCCATGTACCATATTACCACTTTATACAAAAGGTATATGTATGTAGTAATAAACAGTCGTGGAAATATTCTCCACTGGTCAACCATATATGCAAGGTCAATCCATTTTTGATATTGATTATCAGCCATATTTCATTTTTTCCTTATCTATCCTCTCATTTTCTTCCTTGATATACTCCGTGAGTAAACCAACGTATATGTCTCTTTCCCAAGGCATCATGTTTTCTAATTCTGTCAAACTATAATCATGATGTTGCATCAATCCAAAATTAGTCTTATAGTAATTATATAAGCTATCATGAGAAAGACTTATCCTAAAAAACTTGCCAGGCCCTCCACTACGACCTCACTTTCTACTTTCGTCTTGGGATTCGTAATAGGAATCACATGACGTAGTTTGGGCATTGTGTCAAAGAAATTAGTTATTCCTTCAAACTGGTCTGTTGTTAACTGGTCAATAAATTCATTAATATCCTTTTCACTTATATCGATTTTATTGAAAATTTGTTCACCATAATGTATTTCATGCACACACTTAGTTAACATAGAAAATATTTGTTGCATTTGACTTGTTTCGGCCAGTATTCCTTTCATATCTCTTAAAAGAGGATAGTTTAAAAATATCTTAACCGTGTCCGTTATTTTTATTTCATTTGTATGATTGTCAGTCATCTGAACAGCAATATCATTAATATCAACTTCTACATCAACAGATGTTTTCTCATCGTCTGGACAAATTAATTTTAATTGCACATTTTCTCCAACAGACTTTCCTCTTATTTGTAAAAAAATATATTCTACATCAAACATCGGAGAATTATTTGCATCTATTTTATCAAAGGTACAAGTCCTAACCAACGAAGTAACTGCATCTAAAATTTGTTGATCATCTTCACTTTCCTGAGCCATCATCAATATTTTTTGTTCTTTAACTAAAAATGGTCTGTATTGTATTTCATCTCCTGTTGATGGTAAAGTCAACCTATAGGTTGGTGTGTCTAGTTTTGGTAACATAATGTTTCATCCTCATAATTTTTGTAACACCTTTGGTATTGCCGATGTTATTTTACTTTCTACAGTGTTTAAAACTGCATCTGTCATTCTCTCTCCCAACGGTTTAGGTAACTCAGCTTCATCTTTTAAATCTTTCCAGTATCGATATGAAAAAGTAACCGATACTGTTTGTATTGCGTTGACTGTTGAGTAATCCAATGCTTGTGCAGCTATTGTTTTTGGAAAACACTCAACCAGTTCAATTCCATATCGTTGTCTGTCTGTTTCGTCTAATTGGAATATTTTTATTGAACCACTGTAGTCATTGTAATATTGCATAGCCCATGTTTGGGGGTTATATGCAAGCCGTTGCCATGTCTCAAAGAACATCTTTTCTTTCATATCAGACGAACATTGAAACACCGCAGTAGTCTCTGCATAAGAATACCCCGAAACTATATTTCTTACTGGGCCATAGATGTTTGTGTCCTCTGTGGTATCCAGATTACGGCCGGGAAATTCAAAAGTCTGACATCGTAATGCGGTTTTTCTTGCGGTTCCATTCATCATCTGTTCGCCCATCATTTGTGCAGCAACATTTGTTTGACTTTTTGAAATAGGCGGAAAGAAATATGCTTCATAACGTGATGGTCTTGCGTATCCATCTTCACTATGAAATGTTGCAAAAACTTCATCAAGGGCTGCAAATGCAGTAGCCTCTACAAAACTTCCTAAGTTAAATCTATCAGCCATTAGATCATTCCTCTTGAATCTCTCCAGACTTTTCTATCTGTAGCTTTTTTAAATCTTTGTACTGGCAACAGTGCTGCAACAATAAATTCGTCTGCATCTATTCTCCGAAACGGCGACTCAACAAAGTTATATAGATATTTGTGTAAAGTGGGTTTGACTAATGGAATGTTTCTAACCCTGTTATAAGTTGCAGTTAACCTTGTTGTCTCATCAAACTTATCATTACTACTGAACTCATAGAGCTTATCAAGCAACCTTGTTCTTAATGGTATTGGTAGATAGTGCATATTGATTCCCATAAATCCACCAGAATATCTTTCCAAAGGAAGAACCAGAGGAAATCTGTCGTAGTATGGTAACGTATCCTTGTGTTTCGGTGAATAAAAGAACATATTCAATCTACCACGGAAAGGTGTGTTTGATCGCTTACCTTCACGAACCAGTTCTGCTGATTTTGGAGCTCCAAACTCTCTTATCTTCTTACGAAACCAAGAAACAGAACGCTCCTGTCCTCTTGTTTCATCTAGTACTCTTTGAATAAATTCAGTTGCCATATAACTATTTATACTTAGGGTTCAAATGATCTTCCGTTAATATCTTGAATTCCATTCCTTGTTCATCACAGTATTCAGTTGCAGACTTCCACTTAGCTTGATTGATGCCCCATGTTTGAACTTCCTTGAACCATCTTCTAGTCTTTCTTTTGGGATTCTTGACAGGTGGTTTGCACTGAGCCTTTGGTTTGACCTCAATAATGAACTTTTTAATTGTACCATTAGCCTGATTAACTTTCATGTAGAAATCTGGAAAGTATCGATGTAGTTTGCCATCCCAAGGTGATAAATAAGGTATAATGACTTCTTCACTACCCCATTCAAGAACTGCATCATTGTTATCGCAGTATACCATGAGCTTACGTTCCCATAGAGAACGATATATAACTTGGTTAGGATTACCCCGATACTTTTTAGGGTTTACTGGTTTGTATGTTCCACTGTACGCCATTTTGTATAAATACTTAGACTAATAGGAATATTTATATGGTTTCATTTGTAGACGTAGTAAAGGGTCAAGCGGTATCTCTCGCAAATCACGGATATAAAAAGATAACGGGTCAGTTAGCTGGTGTAGTTGGCTCAGCATTAAATCGTGGAGAGGTAACTGCTAGTGAAGGAATAAAACCCAAACTTGATCCAAAAGCATATACCTTTCCCCTTGATGTCACCAACTCAGATCAGGGGTTAGGTAATCATGGTCATTACATCCTATTTTTTATCAATGAACAGGAAAATTCAAAAATAAGTTTCGGTGGGAAAAACTTAAAGGCTAGTGGTGAAAAAAATGTAGATAAAGCCAAATCTCAAAGCGGAGTTGCAGATAAAGTAACAGTACCCGTTTCCAAGGCAGCTGGTACTTCGCAAGAGAGAGTAGTCAACAAACTAGGTGGAGATCAAGTGATAGAGGGAATAAGTAAGGCATTTAATTTGGATGATGAACTAAACCCCAATAAAGGTTCAGTCTATAGTGAATCAAATTCTGCACAAGTAACAAGAAAAGGAACAACACGACTAGATACCGCGATTGCATTGTACATGCCTCCAACGGTAAGTGTTACTTACACCGCAAACTATACAGACACCCCAATAGGTAGTGGAGCAGCTGCTGCAGCAAGAGCTTTTGCTTCAGATTCTTTTAAAGACGCAGCTGGAGTACTTGCAAGTGATGAAGTTACTGCCGACTTGGTAGATGGTCTTAAAAAGGCTGCACTAGGAACTGTCGGTGCGGTGCCTGGTATGGAAGGTACAAGAGAACTCTACGAAATGAATCAAGGATATATCATGACAAATCGTATGGAGTTAGCATTTAAGGGTTTACCGAAAAGAGGATTTCAATATACGTTCAAAATGATACCTAAGAGTGAACAGGAAGCAGAGGAAGTCAGAAAGATTGTAACTGCATTTAAAATGAATATGTTACCAGAAGGAATGGGTGAGACAGGGGGATTCACAGGTAAAAATTTAAAGATACCTAATACATTTGATATCAAATATATGTTTGTCAATAGAGAAAATCACTACTTAAACAAAATATCAACTTGCGTTTTGGAAAGCATGAATGTGGCTTATGGTGGAGATCGATACAAAACTTTTGATGGAAATGAATCCGGAGCTCCACCAGTAGAAACTACCATCACTTTAAACTTCAAGGAAATGGAGTTGATTACCAAAGAACGTGCTCAGGAAGGATTCTAAAAATGTATTTTAATGCGTTTCCGATTATACCCTATGATTCTATAGGTGATTATAATTTTAAAGATGTTACAAATCTTTTGCGTAGGGTTAGGCTTAGAGCAAAAGTAAAAACGAACACTATGTTGTTTGACACTTATGATGTCAAGGAAGGTGAAACCCCAGAAATGATTGCAGACAAACTGTATGGTGATCCAGAACTGCATTGGGTTGTCTTGATGGTAAATGATATCACAGACCGTTTTCATCAGTGGCCAATGAACTGGTCGCAGTTTAATCAATATGTCACAGGCAAATATGGTAGTATATCTGAAACATTTCAAAATACAGTAATAACATCCCCCACCGACATAGTTTCGGAGGGTGGACAAAACTATGAATTAATTACGAGTGGTGATGTTAATGCTCCAGAAGGAACAGTGTTAAGTTCATTATCAATTTCTTTCACAACAGAAGTCTATCAAGTTTTTAGTCCTTTGACTATGGGAGATTTCGATTTATCCATAGTAACTGTTGGAAGTAGTTTTGCAGTAAAATCGGGAGGTGGTGGCGGAAAAGCATATGACTATAATGACGATAATCGTTATGATACATTATTTTCATTAGAGCCTGGCGGAAAAGATGGCAGTTTTGATATTATTACTCCCACTGGAAACGAGGGGGATTTAGTACCCATAAGTGTATCAGATATAAGTGGAACAGGAACAAATTCAATAACAATTGGTTTAACAGATAATAGATCAATCATTGGTCTTGATGCTGAACTTAAATTGATTCCACCAATGGCGGCAGTTCACCATTACGAAATTACACAGGACTCTGGTAACGCATTAACTAAAATTTGGATAGAAAATGATATTGACAGTGGTGCATACTCTGGTGCTACTGCGATTACAAACTACGAACATGAGTTAGCAGAACAGGACAGAAAAAGACAAATACAATTGCTCGATCCAAGTTATGTTTCTTTATTTATCAATGAATTTAATAAGAGAATGGGGGAATCTATTATCTAATGTCTGAAATTCAATATGCTGGTGAATATGAAATAGAAGAAATACGGTTGTTTTCTTCCTCTGGTAACATCATACCTTTGAATGGTTTGATGATGTCGTTAAGTATATTTGAAAATATATTTTCTCCTACCATGTCTGGTCAGATAGTATTGTTAGACACAAACAGTATCGTATTAAACCTACCAATCATAGGACAAGAATATCTATCATTTAAAATAAAAACAGCCTCTCTTGGTAATGAGGGAACAGATATTATTGACTATACAGAAAACGTATTTTCTATCTATAAAATAGATAAAAGGATAATGGGCGATGGTGCTGAAGCAATCGTGTTACATTTTGCTTCTCCAGAGATGTTGAGAAATAGTCGGACAAGAGTTTCAAAAAGTTACACTAATAGTATAGATAAAATTGTTATAGACGTATTACAAAATGAAAGGTATATAAATTCAAAAAAAGATTTGTTTATTGAAGGGACTGTTGGTGTTAGAAAATTAATTGCACCAAGTAGTCTTCCTTTTACGTTTATTCAAAAGTTAGCATCCGAAGCTATTTCTACAGAACATGGTTCTCCATACTTCATGTTCTTTGAAAACAAAGACGGTATTCACTTTAGAAGTTTGGACAGTTTGTATAGTCAGCCAGTTAGTGCAGAATATAATACAGGTAAGTTTTTTCATCAAGAAAATTCTGGAACAGTTGTAAAGGATATATTAGAAGAATACAGTCGCCCCATCGGTCATCAAATAGTGCAAGCAAATGATATGTTATCAAATGTGAGAGGTGGTTTACTTGGTTCTAATTTAATTACACACGACATTTATAAAAAGAACTATAACACAAAATCTTTTAGATACTTTAAAAATTTCCCAGACCACAGTAGACTTAGTGATAATCCTATATACAATACAAATGTAATTGATGAGTTTGGTAACACAGTAGATAATTTTACTAATGCAAATATACATCTCCACCCGACATCAAAAGTGGAAGAAAGTGATGCACAACACTATACAGATGTAACTACAACACCATACTCACCAAACAGAATTGAAAATAGTTTGTTGCATAGACAAGCTAAATTTTTGGAATTAAAAAAGGGCCTGTCATTAATTGTAGAAGTACATGGCATGACAAATATGGCTATAGGACAAACTATTAATTTTGAAATGTTAGTAGTTGGAGAAACGCATGGTAAATCTAAAGCTGATCCATACTACTCAGGAAAATATCTAATCACACAATTAAAACATCAATTTGATGAGGTGCCACAAAAATATCACACTATCGCTATGACAATTGTAAAGGATGGATATAGTCAAGAACTTGAACAAAACACAGGTGCAGCTGAACCCAAAAGACGTTCCAAGGGAACGGTATATACAAACGTAGCATAAGGAGGATTACAATCTATAGAAACTTATATCATGCCAAAATCTTAATGGAGAGGTACAGTCATGACTAATAAAATTAAAAGACGATTAGAGAAAATGAATTTTCTAACACAAGAAAGAAAAATTGAACCAATGACACAAGACGATAAATACTTACTGAAAGTAATTGAACAACAAAGATCTATAGAGAAACAGAATGAAAACATTCCACGATTTACAAGAGGGAGTTTACGATCCTAATATACTAAAGGCGTTTTTCCTTGCAGGCGGGCCAGGTAGTGGTAAGTCATACGTTATTGGTCGTACCACTGGCGGCCTAGGTATGAAAATTGTAAATAGTGACGATGCGCTTGAGAAACTTCTCAAGGACGCAGGCTTGTCGCTGAAGATGCCCCCAGAGGAAGAAGGGCCAAGAGATGTTGTGAGGGGTCGTGCAAAAGAACTCACCGCAAAAAGAAAATCAAACTATATCGAAGGTCGATTAGGTCTAATCATAGATGGTACTGGTAGAGAGTTTGATAAAATCAGTAAGCAAGCTAGAGAGTTAGAGATTCTTGGATACGATGTATACATGATATTTGTGAATACATCACTAGACGTTGCACTTCAACGAAATGAACAACGACCTCGTAGTGTACCTACATCAATCGTTACAAACAGTTGGAAGGCGGTGCAGAGCAATATCGGTAAGTTCAGTAATTTCTTCAAGAACGGCTTCATCATCGTAGACAACAATGATAAAGATGAAGACATGATGAAAATAGTGATTAAAAGAGTTCGCAGTCTAGCTACCAGAAAAGTCCAGAATAATCGAGGTAAAGCTTGGATTGCACAGCAGCTTCAAATGAAAAAACGTGCATAGTTGACAATACCCCCAGATTGTGAGATAATATATCTTTCAATAGTGAAAGGTATGTTATGCCACTTTTACCTGTTTATTACACGACTACGAAATACAGTAGACGCAAGAAAAAGGTCAATCCTCAGAAATACGAGACTGAATGGAGAAAACATAACAAGTTTCTCAAGCGTATGCATATCTCACCCATTACCCTACAGGAATATATTGATAACTGTCATGGGAAGGTCAAGAAGCCCAAGAAGGTTGACACTTGGAAACCAGAACCAGTATTCAGAAGGACGGTAGAATACGCACCTAGCCATGGAATACATGGTGTCACAGATACGTCTAAAAAGATGGATGACTACAAACAAAAGGTCAGTCAGAACTATATCATCGGTCAGGCGTACAATAAAGGTGGATATCAGGTACTTTCTAGGGCTGAAGCAGATGACCCAAATACAGGAAAACGTAGATAAATCAAGGACTTACATAGGGGGTTGACAATGCCCCCTAGATTTGCGATAATAGATACATTGGTTGGGGAAAGAGGTTAAAAACAACAGTATGGAAACATTTTTCGTTACAACTCAAACTTTGGAAAACTATGGTGCTCATTGTGAGAGTGGCAAGTTCGCCGACAACCATGCTCATTGGAA